CCAGCAGTACCGCGTCGTGGATGACGTCCCTGGACACCGAAGCGAACCGACACTCAGCCAGTTGGTCATCAATCTCACGCTGCATCGCGTCATTCTTGGTGCGAGCCTCCTCCATCAGCACCTTAACGGCTGACTGGATAGCGCCGGCCTGGAGCGCGGGTCCACCTGGGAGCTGCACCATGTGATCTGGCGGCAGCTGTTCTGCAAGCTGATCCGCCATGTCCATGTCCGGCACCGGTGTGGGCTCAGTCATGAAAAACCGCTGGTCGCTGGGGAACAGCATGTCAAAAAGGCGAGCCTCGCACAGATTCACCAGCCGGCGTGTCAGCGGGACAAATACCCGCGAGCCATACTGACCCTCATCCGCGAAGGTGCCAGGGTCATAAAGACCATTGAACTGCCGAACGTCCTGATACCAGCGCTCCTCAGTGGTCAGACGCAGGCGAACCTGTGTCTGAGCCTCACCATACAGACGATGACCCAGTGACGAGAGGCGCATGCGGCGGTCTTCTGCCGCCTTGCGCTGGGCGTCAGGGTCTTGTTCTTGCATCATCTCACCGACGGCGCTCAGTGCGTCCTCGGGCGTGATGGCGCCGGACTCAATGGCATCGGCTAGTTGCTGCTCTAAAGGTGTCATGTGAGGACCTGGTAAACCCACTCTCGTGCGAGCGGGGGCACCACCGTTAGAGGTGGTCAGGTCATGCTAATGGGTCCGGGTGCGGATGGCAATGTCGGGCATATATGCGGGTCAGTAACCGCCCCGTCGGGCGCCGAAGTTGACTTGGTGGACCTTGCCGGTCTGGGCAGTTGGCTCTGTGGTGGCAAACCGTTTCATCATCATGGCGTACCTCGAGGCCGATATGGCATCGTCCTTGATTTTCACGATCTGCCCGTCCTTTCGGTGGAACTGCCTGAACTCGGCGAACCAGTCGTTGAGGTGGTCAAACACTTTCCACCGTCCAGACTGCATGCGTTCCAACATTTCCGAGATCCCGGCCTCCAGACCGTTGCCGCCGGATCCTTCGCCCTTGCCGAGGACGGGTGCGTGGGTGGCCTTATCCTGGAGCATGGTCACCCCCGCGGCCCGGTACTGCTCGGCAAGCTGAATGCCCGAACCTTTATCGTGCTGCAAACCGTCGTGTGGCCAAGCCACTGGGATCCATACACCCTTGGCCCGTATCGACGGCGCCTGCACCATCGGAGTCGTTCCCTTCATCTTGAAAACGTCGTACAGGTACAGCGTGTCCGAGTCCCGGTCCCAAGCGAGCCAGGCTGCAGCCGCGGCGTGGTCATACCCGAAGTCAACCCCGCAGATCTTGGGCCAGTGCTTGGGGATACTGAACGCCGGCACTTTGATTTCCTCCTCTGCGACCGGAAACACCCGGCCCGAACCCAGCGTGGGTATACCGTTTGCACGGGCGTCACGCTCATGCGCCGGGTAAGACGCGATGATCGTTGCCCGCTGCTCGGGCGTGTAGTGGTCCACATCGTGGATCGTCATGCTGACCAGAGCTCTGTCGGGGCTCTCTTCCTCAAAGAAGCGTGAAGCAACCTTGCTCATCCCCAACAGAGGCGTGAAGGTGAGCCAGGCGATACCGCCGGTTGCGTTGGTACGGGTGAGCCCCTCCACGTATATCGACTCATCGGGCTCCTCGTCAAATGCCACCAAATCGAGCGTCTCAGCTTGCCACTTTTCACGGCCGTCTTTGTAAGCCTTGAAGGTGAGCGTGCTCTTGCCGCCATTGACATGCTTCACAACCACCGTATCCAAGGCGTCGGCAACGCCGCGCGCGCTGCTGTAGCCCTCAATCCTGTCAGCCGGTATCGCCCCTGTGCCGTACTGGCCCGGGCGGCCCATCAGCAGACGCTGCATAGCATCACGTGTGGACTCAGCCGTCACTCCGCCGACCCAGCATGCAATCTCTCGATCCCATCGGCGACCGTTCCACCAGGACGGGTACTCACCAGTGAGCATGATGGCCAAGGCGTTGGCTGCACACATGCTCTTGCCTAGCTGGTTGCCGGCTGCAAACAGTGTCTCCCGGTGCGTTGCCGTGGCAGCGATGAACTCGAGCTGCTTTGGGTAGGGCTTAAACAGGCGGCAACCTTCACGCCGGTTCTCGTATTGCAGCTGGTCAAGTGCAGCCTCGAGCTGCTTGTCTGTGAGGGATTGGATGGGTGTTGGCATTAAGCGCTCCTAAAGTGATAGCAAGTCCTTGTTTGGGCCGCGTTGATTGCTGGCCCTATAAATGTGGGGGTGGCCGTTTGCGTTTTCCGGGGGTACCTACCCCTCGCATTTGCCCCGTTTGGCCAGGATTCCAAGGGGGTGGGGGGTGTTTTTCACACGGGTTGGCGCCATCGCACGGGCATTCCTGTAACCGGATGGCGGTAGTCACGCAGCACCGTGTTGCGCCAGTGTTGTATGCGCATGCGCAATGCACGAGCTGCATCTAGCCTATCCATAAGGCCTTTGGTTTTCGCATAAGCCTGCTCAGGTGTGCGGATCTCGTATGGCTTGCGGCCCTCGCCTCCCGCTGATCTATTGACCAGCTCGACACCCATTGCCACCAGCAGATCAATCAACTCAACCTCAGCGGCCGCAGCATCATCAGGCTCATCAAATACATCCACAACCTGCACAAGGCGACCATGCTCAGCCTCAGTGGCCAACCAGGTGGCGTTGCGCGACGTCTTTGACCTGGCGCGCGCCCTGGTTCCCATACCGACGTAGAAGATCTTGCCGTCAGTGGCGCGGCGGTGAACATAAACACACGTCCCATTGAACATTGGGAGGCGAAGTGGCGCGGCCTTGCTCATTGGCACCTCTGTTGATAAGTCATCGTTTTGACCCTGTGCATAACTCATTTCGACCTTTGTCGCTATATACCTGATAGCAAAGTATCCATATGCCATATGGGCTATACCCACTTATCACCACCCTGTTGATAGCCAATCGTGGCTTAACATAATGGATATTGCATCTACTAGACATCGCTTTTCGGTGTTTTTGCAACAACGTCTGTCACGTCATGGGCCAACGCTTTTTGGGCCTTGCGCTGCGCGAGCTCGACCCGCATAGCCTCGATCATGATTGCCTTGTCGTCGGCCGGCATATCGTCGAACTTGGTCAGCTTGATCTCGCGCTTCTCGGTGATCAGCCCGTGGAGCTTTGCACGCAGCTGGACGGCCGCTACAGCCGCTCCAACCTGCTCTGTGCTCATGGCTAGGTCGAAGGCCCTACCCGCCTCCTCGTGTGCAGCCACGACGTCATAGGTGGTCTTCCTGAGGATTGGCGCGCGTAGGGCTTCGATTCTTGACTGTATCTTTGCCTGACCTATAAGCAAACTTGCTTTTATATCTGAATATGATCGATCCAACCTTATAGATGAAGGGTACGCAGCTTGATACGCCTGGAACTGACTCTTACCCTTGACGATCTCATGGCAGAAGATTTCCTGCTGGTCAGTAAGGCGCCTCACTTACTCCCCCTTATAAACTTCTCGAGGTTGTCAATAACCCGCAGCCGCTCAGGATCCGCCAGGCACTCAGCCCTCAGCCAATCTGAAGGAAACAGACAGTTCACGCTCGATGTGCTCATGTAAGGCACCTGCTGTTTGGCCGCCAGCATCAAAGCTGGAAACGCACCCATTGGATGCAGGTCACCCCCCAAGAACACATGCCCCGATGCCCGAGCTATGCCGGCAAGGCCGACGCGCTGCTCGCCCATCCAGATCTCGATGATGTCGACCTCTTCACTGTCTTCAGTTTCATAGCTCATACCCGTCTCCCATCTTTAACTTTTACCGCCACTGTTACCCCTGCCCACCGATACCGCCGAACCGCCCGAGGTCCCATCGCCGAGTCGGCAGGTCCCTCGAAGCAGTCCACCAGCCCACGAGCTCTGAGGCCGTACAGCAAGCTGCTGACCTCAGCTGCCTGCCCTTTGTCCAGATCCAGTCGACTGATGATCAGACCCATGCTCAGGCTGTTACGCCCAACCGACTCCAGCAAATTAAGGATCCGCCACTTCAGCGTTGGCGATCTAGCGCCGATTTGTCCCGTATTGATCATTTCCTGCTCCAATCTGCAAAATAAAACACAATCCCGTAGCTTT